TACGTGAGAAAGGCACAAAGAATAAAATTGGTCTCCGTGAGGCCTTTGCCGATCGAAACGACCGCGGATATAATTGGAACAATATGATGTTGCAACGTTGGACCGACCACGAAGGTGTCGAACATCGTGTAATAGATGATTACCAACGAAATGTAAAACTCTGTGACTTGACAGCACAGCCCGATGAGATTAAACTGTTAATTAATGAAACTATACGAGAATCAATCAATTCTAACAAAGAAATCAGTCAAGTTGGAATTAGATTGCTTAAACTCTGTGCTGAATTTGATTTACAAAAAGTAAGCGAACAAGTACAGAGCTATGCTGAACCATTAAATGCGAGGTATATAGTATGAGCGCAGTTGCCAAAACGTTAATACCAAATAAATCCTGGATAGTTCAAAATGAAGGAACTAAGCTAGGTACACTGAACAAAGAAAAGAAGGGTTTCACTTTTTATCGAAAAGGTAAAAAAGTAGATATTCGAGATCTTAATGAAGTCAAATCAGAGTTAGGATTAGATTATCTAGATGAAAGTACAAGAAAGGCACTTAAAGAAAAGAATAAGAGTGAGCCGGATCTGTCAGTTTACGACTATCCCTGTAGTTCTAAACCTCACAATCCTGTGTACAACATAGTTAAAAAACTTCCTATCTATGCTAAAAGCGGTAAGAGCAAAAGCCTATATTGTGCCGGATACTATGTTATTCAATTCCGTAAAGGATGGGTTAAAAGCTTCTGCCCAAAATTAATCACCTTAGAGCGCTATCCGTTTCAGGGCCCCTTTAAAACAGAACTCGAAATGCGTACAATATTGAATACCGTGAGTAAACAATGAAGCCACTAAACACCGTTCCGATAGAAGATTTCCTAAACAAGGCACGTATTGCTATCAAAAGCAATCAAAAAAATATGGTATTAGATCATAAAGAAGTATCTGATCTTTACAATAGCCTAGCTGTAGTAATGACCCGACTATCGGGAGAACTAGAGCAAATTTTAGGATCACAGACCACGCAATCTGCCAGCGCAGATGTCAAAATGGACGGTGGGAATTTCTAATTTTTAGGATAAATATCTGCGTATATTTGGGAGAATACGCAGATGTCAAGACCAAAGCCAAATGTCTTATTGGAAGTTACAAATAAAAAGTCTTATAAAACCGAACAAGTTTTAGAAGCCGATGCCATTTGGGCTGTATTCTACAAAGATAAACCAGTTAATCTTAAAACCACTAGTGTAGTAGCACAACAAGTAGGTCCAAAATACAAAAAGGTAAGTTTTTCAAACAGCGGCCATGCCCTAAATCTAGCTGAGAAACTGAATAAATTATTTAATTGCGAAGATTTTTCCGTTTATAAACTAACAACTGGCGAACGCATCACAGATGATCAATAAAAGAGAGTTGACTAAAAAGTTTTTAAATCAACTATCACTGCCCGAAGACACCAAAACCGTTAGAAAACACCATGTGCTGTGGTGGCAAAACACAAGAACTAGCCTTCCTAACCGCTTTAGACTCACCGATGTTGGCTATAAAATGCTAGTCAACCAGCTAAAAGTGACAAATTACAAGATAGATTTTCCAAAAGAGATGGAATGGACCGTTGAATTAATCCTAAATTTAGACAAATTTTTGGAAACTCCCTACTATATCGACGGTAATTCTATCGTTGTTTTCATGGAAAGACCGGCGGTAGAATTGATACTTTTCGGTGGTGATCTACAAAAATACGGCCTAGCAAGAGCCAAATCACATAAAAAAACCTATTGACAAGAGACAAGAAAGATCGTACAATATTAATACTGCGAAAACAAATTCCAGCAACTATTGAAAGGCCTAAAATGTCAGAAAAGATGAGTTCCAATCGTACAGTAACTCCTAACGAAGCCAAACGTAGTCTTCGTAAATGTGTCAAGATTAAACGTCCAGTATTCCTTTGGGGTCCTCCGGGCATCGGTAAGTCCGATATCGTTAAGCAAATCGGCGACGAAGCAGGTCGTGATGTTATTGACGTTCGTTTGAGCTTGTGGGAACCTACTGATATCAAGGGTATTCCGTATTTTGACTCAAACGCAAACACTATGACTTGGGCACCTCCAGCAGAATTGCCTACCGATCCCGAATCTACTGCTATCCTGTTCTTGGATGAATTGAACTCTGCGGCTCCTGCTACACAGGCAGCGGCTTTCCAATTGGTGCTAAACCGTCGTGTTGGTACTTACATCTTGCCAAAAGGTGTGAGCATTATTGCCGCAGGTAACCGCGAAACTGACAAAGGTGTTACTTACCGTATGCCTAGCCCGTTGGCTAACCGGTTTGTTCACTTGGAATTGAAAACTGACTACGAAGATTGGTTGCAATGGGCCACTACTAACCGTGTACACGAACAGGTTGTTGGTTATGTCGGTTTTGCCAAACAAGACTTGTACGACTTTGATCCAAAGTCTAGCTCACGTGCCTTTGCTACTCCACGTAGCTGGTCGTTTGTTAGCGAATTGCTAGCAGATGACGATCTGGACGAAGGTACATTGACTGATTTGGTCGCAGGTGCTGTTGGCGAAGGACTGGCTGTTAAGTTTATGGCACACCGTAAGGTTGCTAAACAGATGCCTAACCCAACTGACATCTTGTTGGGCAAGGTTGAAAAGTGTAGCATCAAGGAAATCTCCGCTATGTACAGTTTGGCTATTAGCCTGTGCTACGAACTCCAAACTGCTGATCAGAAACAGGTCAAAGGTTGGGATCAAATGGCCGACAACTTCTTCAAGTTTTTGATGGCTAATTTCCCAACAGAGTTGGTTGTTATGGGTGCCAAGGTTGCTCTTACTAATTACGAACTGCCATTTGATGCTAGCAAAATGGATCACTTTGAACAGTTCCATGCTAAGTACGGAAAGTACATTATCACAGCGATGGAAAATTAAAATTGGGCCCGCAAGGGCCCTTTTTTACTTGCTCTTTTAGTAGTTTGACTATATAATAGTTTAACTAGTTAATTTTAAGGAAAGCTATATGTCATCTGTAATGAAACAAGAACGTGTCAAAAAAACAAAGGCTAAAGAATATACCGAAGCCGAAAAAAACAAAATCGTTGAAAAACTGATTACAGCACGTATTGGTCTATTGTTGCGTCATCCGTTTTTTGGCAATCTTGCCACACGCATGAAATTGATCGACGCCAGTAACTGGTGTGAAACACTGGCTACAGATGGTCGTAATTTTTATTATAATAACGAATTCGTAGACAAGCTCAAACCTAAAGAAACCGAGTTTGGGTTCGCACACGAAGTTTTACATAACGTATTCGATCACATGGGTCGTCGAGACAGCCGCGATCCTACAATTTCTAACATTGCCGCCGATTATGCTGTTAATCAAATCCTTAAAGATGAACGCATTGGCGCGGTGCCTAGTTTTATTAAAATTTTCCAAGATGACAAGTATCGTGGAATGAGCTATGAGCAGATCTACTCAGTTCTAGAAGAAAAAGCTCAAAAGATTGACATCACTACTCTCGGCGAACTACTCGACGAACACTTAGACGGCGACGATGAGGGTGCCGGCGATGGGGGTGATGATGACCAAGACGGAAGCGGTAAAGGTCGCCCACGTTATACTGCTGAAGAAAAGAAACAGATACGCGACGAGATCAAAGAAGCTATGGTAGCGGCTGCTCAGGCAGCAGGCGCTGGACGAGTACCTGCTGGTGTACAACGTATGATCAGTGACTTCACCGAGCCTAAGATGGATTGGCGACAAATGTTGCGTATGAACATCCAAAGTATCTTTAAAAGCAATTTTAGCTTCAGTCGTCCAAATCGCAAAAGTCAGCACTGCGGTGCTATCCTGCCCGGAATGATGAACGAAGAAACCATCGACGTATCCGTAGCGATCGATATGTCAGGTTCTATCAGTGACGCAATGGCCAAAGACTTCATCAGCGAAGTCAAAGGTATTATGGACGAATACAAAGACTTTAAATTAGACCTATGGTGCTTTGATACTGAAATTTATAACTATGCTAAATTTACAGGAGACACTGCTGACGAGATTTTAGAATACGAATGCAAAGGTGGTGGTGGTACTGATTTCGAAGCCAATTGGGAATTTATGAAAGACCAAGACATCCAACCAAAACGCTTTATTATGTTTACAGATGGATATCCTTGCGGCAGCTGGGGTGACGAAGATTACTGCGAAACTCTGTTTGTTGTACACGGCAACGATTCAATAGTTTCTCCCTTCGGTCAGACTGCATATTATAAATAAAGTAGGCATATAATGTCTTTATTGAGAGGTACTATTAATCCGCTTAATGTGTTAGGTTTGAGAAAGCTTTCTCATATACCTCCTCATT